TCTCCCTGTGCCGCATGTCGTAGCATAGTACAAATTGACCTGGGCGCATCGTCTGTTACGGATAGAATATGGCGCGGTAACGACTTGCGGAAAGCGGTGCGATTCCATAATGAATCAATGGAGACGGGTAGTTTGCCTTCCTCGCTAAGATCTTTACAGACATGCATCGGTTGAATCGGCGTTGGGTCAATGTAGAGAAATATGGGGCGGTAAAGAACATCACGCGCCTCGTAGTTGCGAATTGCAGAGGTATGGAGATGCATTGTTTTGATAGAATAGGCGGGATTTACAATACAAAACTTACGGCGGAGCATACAGACAGTAAGAGCATTATCGCAACCGGACTGACCAAAAGGGAAACCAAGGTCTTCCTTATCAGGTGTAAAGTCTAGCGCATCCCGTGCAAAAATCCACGTATCCTGCGAATCGGCGCGGGGTCCAAAGATATGCGGAGTCTCTACATCTTCCCAACGCAGCAAAGCAAGAAATAGACGCTTCTCTACAAGTGAAAGCTTCCATAAATACGACAGCGTCTCATTGAACCAGATGTCAGAATTGGAGATGATAACAATAGATCCAGCGGGCACCTCTGTTTTTGCCGCCATAAACGCATCATAATAGGTAAGGCGGCTGCCAATAATAGAGACTGTCAGTTTGGGCGAGGTAGGAAGATCCTTGTATTCGGTTTCGTTAAGGAGTAGAATATGGTCAATCCATGGCGAGGCAATGTTTTTTTCCAAGCAAGTGCGAATTTCTCTATGACGGCGCACACTGGTGTGACGGAAGTACTGTTGGATAAGCCAGGTCTGCGGAATAACCGAGTCATCCGCGGCGGGCACCACAGCACAAAGACGCCCGCCCACGGTCCGTGCCCATGCGTCATACACAAGGCGTGTACCAAGTGCCAAGGCATCCCGTTCAACTGGGTTTGTCCATGCCACAACATTCATACGCAGAAGATGGGCTAGACAAAGAATCACTTTGTCCACTGGATCCGTGGCGCTTACAGGCTCCCCCAAAAACGGATAATTATCATGGAGTTCTTCAGTAATTAGGGTGTGATCCCAACAAATACCACGCTCTTCAAGGCTGTTTAGTACAGTATTAGGACCAATCAATAGGCACTCAGACTTAGTAGTCAGCACAGTGGGAAGTACAGCAGCCCAAGCAGAGATATCCGCATCCGCTGAAAATACAATAGCAACAACAGCCTCGGCGCCGACAACTTCAATTGCCGCCGGCTCCGTTACAACACAGTACCAGCGATGCCAACGGCTACCTGGTACAAACGATGCCCGTGCCCAGAGCATTGTCTTATTATCAGTATGGACCTGGGTGTCCAGACGCATAATGCGTATCGGTTTGCCCGTAATAGGATGGCGCGCTTCCATGGCAGTTATTTAACTATAGTCGTAAGCCCTTAAATATGTATTAAATAAACGAGACCGGTCTTGGCAATCACATCCATAAACGCATACGCAACGGTGGTATACTTCTTCTCTACTACCTTATTTGTCTGTAGCCAATAGACAATTGGGTAGAGCGACCATACCGCCAATGTTAGATACACGGCATGTATATTTTTCGTCTGCTGTAAGAGAATCATAATAATAGGTAAGAAGGCAAGCATGCCAAGGGCAAAATAGCCGTTTGATTCCATACTATTTGGGGTCTTTGTTCCCAAGTAGCCGGATATAATCATAAGAATATCACAGGCGACCATTCCTAGAATGACCTCAAGGGATACACCGTTGACGTAGAGAAGTGCCGCCAACATAAGTGGCGTTGTAAATAGCCAATCGCTATGTCTCCACCTGTCGGAGGCTTCGGGATGCGCCATGATTAGAGAATACGCAATACAAGCAATTGTAGGAATAATAGCAAGGGCAGGCGACGACGAGAATCCAATAAGAACAGATGTAACAAAGAATATAGTAAATGCTGAACTAATAGCAATATTATCCATTCTATCACCTAGTTTTATCTTTTGAGCAACGAAAAAACTAGGTATTATGACACGGGGTGCAATCGCTGCAACTGTAGCAGCCGCCATTTACATTAAGATTAGGATTTAATCCAGCGGTAAGGACCTTCGCCGCACACATCTACTGCCGCCTTATCAGGTTCTACATTAACCGCTAACCGACGACCATAGACATGCCAGTGGAACTTACCGCTGTCGCCGTATACTGTGAATTCATTGTTAGAAGAAACACAGGATACATTGAGTAGGCGCAGTTTGCCGTTGTAGACAGGAGATACATGAACTGTAAACTCGGTCGCAAGGGCGTTCACATAATCTGGCAGTGTTATTGTGATACTGGACTCAAACTCGGCAATAGTACCGGTGCCACGGTAGTAAACACCGGCTTCAGGTCCCTCTAAGCACGCATGGACAAGATATTTTGAGTCATTCTTAGGGTGGTCAATGACGAATGTTTTTGATGTGTTATACACAACTTCATTCGTGACGGCATTATAAGTAAGTGCTGGTGTAATGGTTGTATCAAGACGAATTGGTGCTACATAGAGTGAATTAATTGATGTGGTATTGAGTGCTACACCTGTTGCGTTAATGACAATGGTATTGTTACTTTGGTTGTTTGAACCGGCATATGTGCCAATGGCAATTGAATTTGAGCCTTGAAAATTTCTGCCTGCATTAAGACCGATAGCAACACTGTTTACTCCCTGGGTAAGACCGCCTGCACTAACACCAATAGCAATTGAATTTGAACCTTGTGATTGTATTCCTGATCCTGCACCAACTGCGACCGCATTTGAGCCTTGACTTATTAAACCAGTATTATAACCTATCGCAATTGCTGAATCAGATTGATTTGATTGTCCAGCATTATTACCAATGGCAACTGCTGTGCCCTGTTGATTGCTTTGTCCAGCATTTCCACCAATAGCAACAGAACCAGAAAATTGTCCGTAAAAGCCTGCTCCATTTCCTATAGCAACGGTATTTGTACTTTGGTTGGTTTGTCCAGCAGCATAGCCAATAGCAACTGAGAAATCTCCTTGAGTGGTTTGACCGGCACTGTAGCCGACAGCAATGCTGGCACTTCCTTGAGTTTGAATTCCTGCCTGAGCGCCAATAGCAATTGCGCTTCTGCTTTGATTACTTTGACCAGCCAATCCACCTATTGCAATGCCGCCATTTCCTTGAGTTATTTGACCTGCGCCGGCGCCAATAGCAACTGTATTAGTTCCTTGAGTATTTTGACCGGCAGCAGCACCAATTGCTACTGCTGCCTCTCCTTGCGTTGTCTTACCCGCTTGATCACCAATGCTAATCGTAGAGAAGCCAGTAACCCATGCTGAGCCATTGTAGTAAAGGTAGTCGCCATAATTGGAGGCAACGGGCAGACTGGAACCGGCACCTACGGCTGCTCCATTTATACTACTAATTCTCATAGTTGAGGCGTAAATAATACCTACTGTAGCAGTACTTGCAAAAAGAGAGGATGTATTGACTATGGCGCCATTACCGCCTACCGCTGCTCCATTTATACTACTAATTCTCATAGTTGAGGCATAAATAATACCTACTGTAGCAGTACTTGCAAAGAGCGATGATGTATAAATTGTACTAAATGAGGATAATGAGGTAGATAAAAATGCCAAGTAACCAGCATTTGTACTATTAACTAAGCCCACAGTATACGCCTCTAATTGAATAAATGTCTGATAAATACCAGCAAGAATACTACTTGTAGTAATAATTGAAAATTGATAGGAAAGACTGGAAATTTGTGCTACATTACTATTTGTGGATGCAACCAAAGAGGATATATCACGGAAGTAAATTGTAGAAAATCCTGACAGTGAACTTATGGTACGCCCTAATAATGTAGACTGAGCATAACTTGATACAATAATGGGACTTATATTGGTACTAAAAAATGTGCTGGTGATTACATTAATAGTATTTGTACTAATGATAAAATATTGCCGTTCTAATGTTGAGACTCGTGTATTTATACTAGATATAGCTGCCGTATTTGTACTAATTCCTTGTGAAAGATAAATTGAAGTACTGATTAAGGATGAATTAATTTGTGTACTAAATGTGTTTAACTGGTTAGTATTTACTTGAGACCCGTATACACTAGATATTTGTGATGATGTCCATACCGTTGTAGAATTAATTTGGTAATTAAATGTGCTTGTCAACGCGTTGGATGTTAGCGCGGTTTGTAAAGCAGCAGAGGTACTTACCGTAGAAAGTCCTAAATTTACCGAGTTTTGAACTGCATTAATTTGAACCAAGAAAGTGGAAATAGAACTAATTGCATTTACTGTGCTGTACATGACATTCAATGTACTCAAATAAAAGGAATTGAGTTGAATTTGCAAAGAATTGGATGTAGATAAGAACGCATTACTTGTACTAATGGAAAGTGTTCCTATGTTTGTAGAATTTGTGTTTATCTGTCTAAAAGCGCTGCTAAATGAAGAGATTGTATAGAATTGAAATGTACTAAATTGAGATGATAGATTGCCGAAACTACCAACTGTTTGGTAAACAAGTGTACTTGCTGCATTATAGGTACTAATCACTGAGGATTGAATATCATGTTCTACTTGAGTGTATACGGTTCCTATAGTTGTACTCAGCGTTGATAAATCGGCGGGGCTCACACTATTACTCCAGTACGTTTGTCCCTGTCCGTTCGCATACAGTGTGTATACGGATGAAATAGGCGCATTTCCAGCCGCACGAAAATTCAGCTGGTTGGTAAGTATGGCGTTCAAACTTGCCCCTGTAGCATAAGCCATTCTAAACATATTAGGCATTTTTGCCCTGCCCCATTACACGCGTATGCTCATATCTAAAAACAACTTATAGACTTAGAGTAAGAGTACCATGTCCAATTCAGGAGGACTTCTCCAGTTAGTAGCGACCGGACGACAGGACATCTATCTGTCCGGTAATCCACAGACTACATTTTTCAAACAAGTGTACCGCCGATATACTAATTTTAGTATAGAAACTCAGCGCATTCCGTTTGACTCAGCAGTGGATTTTGGAAAACTAATTACTGTAACAGTTCCACGACAGGGTGACTTATTAGGACAGGTGTATTTACAGGTACAGCTTCCCGAAATTACACTAGCGGGACCGGTACCGCAGCAGCCAGGTATTGCAACAGAGTCGCCGACTGATTATTCAAAAATTACAAATTCGGTCAGCTGGGTGAACGGTGTCGGCTATGCCATGATTGATTATATTAGCATTTGGATTGGTCAGCAGGAGGTGGATCGGCACTATGGCGAGTGGATGTATCTCTGGACGCAGCTCAGTACACCGGGATCAAAGAAGAATGGTATTTACTATATGACGGGTACACAAGAAGTGTACAATGACCAGTCGCAGCCTGGTCCGCTCAATCTATTCATACCACTTGACTTCTGGTTTTGTAAGAATCCAGGTCTTGCCTTACCGCTTATTGCGCTACAGGCGACGCCTATACGTTTCTATATTAGACTCAAGAACGGTAACGATCTAGTGTTCAGCAACAGCCTAGAGAATGCAGTGGTGGCAAATAGTCCAAATTGCCCTACGGCTCTTACTGCTACACCGGTTAACATTACGGATATGGTTATGTGGGGAGATTACATTTATCTTGATACGGAGGAACGCCGTCGGTTTGTCTCCTCGCGTCACGAGTATCTTATTGAGCAGGTCCAGCAGCAGAAGCGTTATAGTATTCCACTTAATACAACTCGCATTTCGGTTCCCTTAGTCTTCAATAATCCAATTAAGGAAATAGTATGGGTAGTGAACGAAGACCGTATGCTTAAGGCGCACGAGTGGTTTAACTATGGTAGCCGCATGTTGAATGAGTACGGTATTCCTAACTTAGATATTATTGCGACTGCGCTTCTTCAGTTTGATGGCTACGATCGGTTTGAAGAGCAGCAGGCGCAGTACTTCCGTCTTATGCAACCGTGGCAGCGACACACGGCTGTTCCCAACGATTTTATCTATGTGTATTCATTCAGTTTAGCCCCGGAGGCAGAGCAGCCAATGGGAACCTGTAACGGTAGCCGATTGGATTCTATTGTATTACAACTTACAATGAATCCGCGAGTACAATCGTACCCTGCTGGCGTAACGACCTATGCTACAAATTACAATGTGTTGCGCATTGTTGCGGGTTTGGGCGGCGTTCTATTCACTGTATAAATTAAGGTAAAAACCATTAGAGATGTCTTCCGAAGGTCATCAATCGTTGCCGCCGGTGCCGCCGGTACCACCGTTTTCGCCAGTACCGCCTCCAACACCAGGACAAAAAGAAGCTGCTGGTGTTGGCACTAATAGTAATGGTAATAGCGATAATAGTACTGGAGGAGGAAAGAGTCATCATATTTCAGATATAGGAACCTGGAAGAACCCTGACCGAAACTACTTTGTATTTGTTATTCTTTCAGTGCTTCTTGGCTTATTAGGAGCGGACCATTTCTACTTACGTAGTTTTCAAACAGGCATGCTAAAACTTGTATTTAATATTTTTACATTGGGATTCTGGCATTATTGGGACTTAATTCAAATTGTTTCCGATGGCAAGAAGGTACGAGAGGAGGGTCTTACATCGCCGTTTGACTGGATTTGCGGTATTGGCAAAGGGGTGTTTACATCGGCAGAAAGTGAGGCAAAGAAGCCGCATTACATTGCGCAAAAGTCGTACTTATTGTACGCGTTCTTAGCCATTTTCTTCGGCTTCCTGGGCTTTGATAAGCTCTACATGGGTGAATTCTGGCAGGGAGTTGCGAAGTGCTTGAGCTGCTTCAATATCTTCCTATTCCTATTTGGATTTATCTGGGTTGTTTGGGATAGTGTTCACGCATTATTTATGACAAAGAGCATTTTGGAGGATGGTATTGGAGCACCAATTCCTTATTCATTTATCTTCTCAAAGCCTATTGATGGAAAGCAGTTCTTAGTGAACCATGTGTTTGACCCGAAGGTGGATGGTGGCGGTATCGGCGGCTTTAAGTTCAATTTGGGCAACTTGAATCCGTTTACCTGGCTTGAAAAAATTATGCCCGCTCTACCTGTACCAACTGTATCGTACAAGGGTCTCTACAGTGATTTAGTGGTACCATTTATGACGCCCACGGTAGTGGCAGCAATTAATGCAAGCAAGTCAACAGAACCGATAGTAAAGTTACCTGAGATGCCAGATGCGCCAACAATGCCTGGCTTGGCAAAGTTTGGTCTACCAACGGCGCTTCCTGCGCTGCCTACGGCGCTTCCTGCCCTACCTACAGGACTCCCTGGACTACCGACCCCATCACCAGGTGTTGGAGTACCGATTTCTCAGGCGGCACCCGCACCGGTAGCACCAGCAGCACCGGCAGCCCCAGCAGCCCCAGTGCCAGCAGCCCCAGGACCAGTGCCAGCAGCCCCAGCAGCTCCAGGACCAGCGCCACCAGCGCCAGCCCCAGCAGCCCCAGCAGCGCCAGCAGCGCCAGCACC